TCAAGCTTCTTTAAGGTGAATAATTTCAGCAGTCTTGAAGTCGTCTTCCATTTTGAGGACGGCTTCTTTTTCTGTGCTCGGATATAAATGGCTGTATATGTTGAGTGTTGTGCCCACATCCTTGTGACCGAGCCTTTTTGCCACGACAGATGGGATTGTGTTCCTGTTAATTAAATAGCTAGCATGTGAATGGCGGAAATCATGTAGACGAATTTTTTTAACCTTTGCCGCCTTAACGTATTCAGCGTATTTTCTATCTAGTGTTGTAGTTGAAATGTGGTCATGAAATTCCCCAAATACTACATATGTCATTTTTGTCTTGGTTTTTGCTTTTAATTGAGCTAATAACCTCATTACGTGTTTAGGCATCATGATTTTTCGTATAGACGATGTTGTTTTTGGTTTAGTCACTATTCGGTTATAAACGGTCTTATCGATATTTATAGTGTTACTGTCAAAATCAATATCTCCCCATGTGAGAGCTAATAACTCTCCCTTTCGCATACCGCTATAATAGAGTGTCATAAAAAGTGCATAATATAACTGATCATCTACGTGTTGAATAAACGCTTTAAACTCGTCTAACGTCCAATAATTGATGTGTTTATCTTCTTCTATATCCACATTTCCTGCTAAACGTGCTGGATTATCTTTTGTGTACTCTTGTTTAATCGCAAAGTTAAATACAGCCGATAAAACTTGATGTATCTTTTTGACGTGCGCAACGGCATATCTATCAAGCAAATCATTCTGAAAACGCATTATGTCCCTTGAACGAATGTTGTTAATTTTCTTGCTCCCGAACCTTGGTATCAAGTGAGTATTTATAATGCTACTTGTTTTTAAATATGATGATGCCTTTCTTCTTTTTTTGTACCATTTCAAGTATTCTTTTGCGACAAATTCAAAAGTTGGATTATCTTCATTTTCTCCGTCGTCAGTTTCTAGTCGTAAAAGGGTTTCTGCTTCAGCCCTCTTCGCTTCTCCGCTTGATTTAAATCCTCTTCTTTTTATCTGTTTGTATTCTCCATTTCTGTTTGTATAGGATATGATAAAATAATATGTTCCCCTTTCCTTGTCTTTATAGACAGGCATACTAAATTCACTCCTTTAAAAAAAGGCGGGTGATCGTCCCGCCTGTGATTAAATTTTTAGCGCTAACAACTTAATCTAATTCTGCGATATATAGAACTACTTTTCCGTGAATTCTTAAATCGATGTTATCAGCAGATGTTACGTAATCCGTAAAACTTAAATCGGAAGAATCAGGCCTAAATATAACTTTATCTTCCCTGCGGTAAAATCTCTTGACAGCATAATCCCCGCCGTCACTGTAAACCACTATATCTCCATCGCGTAGATTGGATAATGGTACAGGCCTTACTGCAATCAGTGAGTCGTGGGGCATAATCCTATTCATGCTATCTCCATTAATCCGCATCATAAAGATGTCTTTCCTACCTGCCCATTTGCCCATAAGGTTGTCCGGTATTGAGATATACTCCACATTGTTTTCATCTATGCTGTCTATGCATAAAGGAAGGCCGGCGGATATGCCTATCGGGTAGTATGGGTATTTGGTTGAGTTGATCTCTACTGGTTCATCTCTCGATTCAATCAAAATGTCAACAGGAGAAATATCTAAAACACTTGCGAATTTAGGTATGTCATCCATCGGAATTTTTCTTGTTCCACTTTCGTATCTCGAAATAGTCCCTTTCGTAACACCAACCCTATTGGCAAGTTCTACCGCAGATAGACCCTTTCTTTCCCTTATCTTTTTTATATACTGTGCTATTTCAATTGAATTTCTCATGCTAGCACCTCCTTTCAATCAGATAATAACATGTTTCCTTTAAGGAAACAATAATTAGGGTTAAAAATATTTTTTGTGTTTTTTTGAGCTAATAGTTGACAATTAGGAAACTTGATATTATTATGGACCTAACAACAAACGAAAGTGGGTGAAAAAATGAAGTTTAATTACAATCGTTTGAAAGCAGAAAGAATTGCCAGAGGTCTAACTGTGCAAGACATGGCTGACTTCCTTGGCATTTCTAAAGGTACGTATTCCAAAAAAGAGAATGGGAAAATAGCTTTGACAGTGGAAGATTTCTCCCTAATATCTAATAGACTTGGAATAAAAAGAGAAAAAATTGATATTTTTTTTACTAAAAAAGTTTCCGATTTGGAAACAACGAAAATTTCGTAGGAGGCAAATCAAAAATGAGCATAAATAGACAGTTTAAGGTAAAGGACGAGAAGCTCTTAGCTGAATCTGAATTAAACTTACCTGGTTGGTTGAGTAGGGTACAAAAACAAGAAATTGGAACTGCTATAAAAGAAGGCACTCCCATCTTAATAACGGGGAAGCAGGCACCTACAGGTAAGACGTATTTAGCAAACCTGTTAAAAGAACAAGGCGTCCTTGCCTTCGAAGAATGGGAGTGCGTAAAGGTTACTTTAAACGATTTGCTCGAATACGAGTCTGATTAACCGATCTTTCGGATACGTTAAATACCCAATTAAGTGCTGATTCATCTTTCGCTTTGAACCCGCACTTTATCATCGCACCTTTAAATGCGCCGTTACCTATATAGAAGCCACCAGTGTCTTCAAACAAATGTTTCAAACCATAAGAGGTGCGACGGTCATTAAAGGTTTTGGTGGGTTTGAGATTAGTCTCAATCCAACTAGTTAAATGTTTTTGTTCGCCAGGAGTTAAATAATCGAAGGCATCTGGATGATTATGTAACTCTTCACCTGTTTCACTCATTACTGATACACCTCCCTTCAATCAATAGTTTAGCAGAAAGGGAGATAGAAAGGAGAAAACAATGAATCTATCAATTATTGAAAAGAATAACCAACGTGTTTTAACAACAGCCCAGTTGGCAGAAAGCTATGGGACGAATAACCGTCGGATCTCCGAGAATTTTAAACGTAACATAAATCGCTTTAAAGAAGGGAAACATTTTTACTCTTTGCAAGGGAAGGAAAAACGGGATTTTATCAACCATACGCAAATTGAGGATGGTTCAAAAAACGCCCAAACGCTCTACCTTTGGACGGAAAAAGGTGCATGGCTTCATGCGAAGTCACTAAATACCGATCAAGCCTGGGACGCTTATGAAATGCTTGTGGATGAGTATTACAACGTCAAGCAAACTCAAATTGATACATCCCAGTTAAGCCCTGAACTACAAATGTTCAAGCAAATTTTTGATTCAGTAGCCCGTACACAACTAAAGCAGCAGGAACAAGACAAACGCCTTGATGCTGTTGAAAAGAAGCAAGACAACATTAAAGAAGTTCTTTCGCTTAATCCTACTGAATGGAAAAAGAAAGTGAACAAGATCATCAATGCTATTGCGCTATCAAAAGGCGGTTTCCAAGCCTATGCAGATGTTAGGAAAGAAAGTTATCAATTGTTGGAAGATAGAGCGAGGTGTCGTTTATCCATTAGGCTTACGAATAAGAAATCCGAAATGGCCTTAAACGGTGTGCCTAAGTCAAAAATAGACAAGGTAAACAAAATGGACGTTATTGGCGATGATGCTCGCTTGACTGAAATTTATCTAGCGATCGTGAAGGAAATGGCCATTAAGTACGGTGTGGGTGAGGCGTCATGATACATAAACTCTACGTTGCTCGTCGAGAACGTGGATTGTATCAAAAAGATGTCGCTCGAAAAATCGGTATTCATCCACAGACCTACCATGAAAAGGAACGTGGGAAAAAGGAATTTACTTTAAGAGAAGCAAAGGCGCTTACCAAATTGTTTGGCTGCACTCTGAATGATCTATTTCAAGATTGAAGAAGTGTGGATAGCTGTTACTCAAAAAAAGCAACAGCTCAAGGGAATGAAACGACATACACTGACCATCACATCAAAATACCAATGGCAATTAAATATCATGCAGACCTAAAAAATGAGGAGGGTTTATCATGACATGCACACTAGAACTAAAACGTGAACAGCCCGAAAAAGCGCAAAAAGTTGTGGTGATTAGTACAGATACACATCAACAGTTAAAAGATTTAAGTGCAGAAACAGGTATCAAGTTACATAAATTAATTGATTCCTGTCTCCGCTTCGCATTAGATCACATTGTGATTGTAGGGGAAGATGACTAGCATTCCTAGTAAAAGAGGAAGATGCCCCTGCGGACTAAGCAAATGAGGAGGATTTTCATGAAAACACAACTCAAAGTGATCGAGGGTACTCGAAAGCCAGACCACTACTCAATCTACCACAGGATGTTTCAAAAAGCGGTAATTGAGAGTGCGAGAAAAATACAAAGAACTAATCAAATTGATACAGACGATTTCAAGAAAATCGCGTTTGCTGGAATCAAGATGATCAACCTGGAGAAGGCTAGATCACGCCGTTTCCTAGAAGTAAAGCTGCGTTTAATTGAGTTCATTCAAACCGTAATAGGAAAGCTTACACCCGGAGAATTGATGCAGATGTTCCCCATCTGTAAGCAGTATGATGGTGAAAAGTTTGGAATGAAAGACTATTTCAGTACCATGCATGCTGTCAAAGAAAAAGGAATAGACAATTGCATAGGAACGGAAGAAGAGGTTTTCGATTTCCTTTGGGATTATCAGAATCCGGATATCACTTTATTCATGGTTACCTTAGTATCGACAGTTAGTGATTTAGGAAGAGCCTCAGGACAAAAAAGTCTGTTTGAAGAATTCGCTGATAAAAACGACATTGCTATAGATGTTATGACCCATTGAAGGGAGGTGAGAAAATGAAGATCAAAACAAAAGAATGGCTTGCTTTAAGCGAGGCGGAACGTTTTATGAAGATTTATCAAGCATTTGTGAAAACGAAATTGATGTCCTGATTGTGAGTACTTCGTGAATTTCTTGAAAGGTGGTGAGGATAATGTGTGGCAAACAACAGAACAAAAAGAAAGATTGGTTGTATAGACGTTTTGAAGTAACTGATCAAGAAACCTTGGCGGAAGCTGAATCTTTGATCGAAAGAAAACAGATTGACCGCCAAGATTTAATGTTATTGTTGAAAACTTATAAAATCAGGAATACTTAACAATCATTTCATCTAAAACTGATTTTAATTCTTGTACTGATTTAATGTGTGAAACTGATTCGATAGGTTTTACAGTAGGTTTATTCATCCAAATCGAAACTGATACATTGAAATTTCGATCTGCGTTATCTATCTCGCCGATTTGAATTTCATAACCATTTTCTAAGTCGCGGTAAATATTGTTCCATAGGTCAATACGTTTGATTTCATATTCTGAACCAAGTTCAGCTAGAACGGATTTGATTTTTACACCTGGCTTTTTAGTTTTAAATATCATTTGTTTCACCCCCCTATCTTATACAGGGACATTATACCAAAGAGGAGATAGAAAAATGAACAAACAAAATAAGTCAACCCCTGCGGCAACAGAGGTTGAAAAGGTTCGGGGTGATCATATGGATAGCAGAAGATTTCATTTAATTGGAATTATAGTCAGTAGTATTTGTGTCATTCTGTCTCTTACTGCATTAATTCTGTCGCTTCAATAATTAAAGGAAGCCGGTAAAACTGGACACCCATGGGAGGAGAAAGAAAATGAAGCCTTTTAGATTGGAAATGCAAAAAGTAAAAATCAAATCAGTTGAATATGAAGAGGCTTTGGAGAATACAGCAAAAGACCTCATTAGACAACTCAAAACATTTTGTCAGACATATGGAGACTTACTACATTGTTTAGATCAATTTAGATATAAGCCAAAAACTGAACAAGTGATTGCTGAATATGCTAAAAGACTTGTTAAACAAGAGATAAACAGCATCCCGTTAGAAAGGAGCTTGTGAAATGGACAAACAAAATAAATCAACCCCTGCGGCAACAGAGGTTGATAAGAAAACTAATAAATTGGATTTTACTACTTCTGTTTTAACTGCGATTCAATACGTTGAGAAGTATTTTGATAAGCCGTTTCCACTATTATCGGAAAATAATTCGAAACAATATGTTTCGTATGAAGAGCGGAAGCAGAAAGAGCGAGTCCACAGGCACCAGAAATAAGTTCTTTGAGGTAATCTTTATCGGATAAATTTTTCTTGTCTGCTTCATCAAAGACATGTTGTAAACCATCTTGTAATGCTGTTATTGCGATATCCATAGCATCCTTTTGAATCAATTCCATATCATTTTCTAGTTGTTCAATGGGTGCAAAGTCGCTTTTATCAAGTTTCATAGTTTCACCTCCTGTCTTATACAGGAACATTATACCGAAAAAGGAGGAGCAAGTATGAACCTAAACCGATTTCTAAAAACTGACCGCGAAAAGGCGGAAAGGCTGTTCATTTCAACGCGAGATCTTATTGCGGAATTGCCTGCCGCGATCGAGGAACATGATTTTGAAGGATGTGTAGAAATTGCGGCAACAATCATTTTAAATTGCAAGGATCTTAAACGGATGGAGCACCCGGAACAGGTTGTTCGGCTTCACGAAATCGCGTCCAAATTTGCGAACAGGGGATTAAACGTTTCAACTGTAAGGAGATCGTTTCAATGAATATCGAACATCCAATGATCACGGAGATCAACCGTTACGGATATCCTTTGGAATATTTGAAAGACGAGGTAGAAAAGGAGGATGAAAATGGATCAAAAACAGATTGACTCAGTATTGCACCTTGTCGAATATGCATTGAGAAATGGTGGGAGGATTGACATTGTCTATCACTGTAAAAATGAAAAGGCAGCTCTTCAAAACGTGAAAGATGCCGCTGAAAATTTGAACACAGAGATTAATCAGCGTTCCTATGATAATAGCTTTTGGTACGAGACTGAAATTAACAGGAAAATTCAAATGACTGCATTTTATCCGTCAGCTTATGAATAAAAAAGCCGCCTTGGCAGAGGCGACTCAAAACAATGATGAGCAATTAATTCCATTCTAAATGGAACTCTTAACAAAATCAATAACAGGAGGGCCATATATATGAATCCTTTACAGGCATTCGAATTAAACGAAATTTCAAATAGCAGTATGCCGCAGGAGGGAAGTCCACAGTTTGAGATCACAGACATGAATAGCCTGAATTGGGCTTTCCGGAAAATTGCTGCTTTAAAGACACAGGAAAAAGAAATCAAGACGCTGGCGGCAACCGAAAGGCAGCGTATCGATGAATGGGAATCCCAGGAGCTAAAACCTGTCGCGAATAATCTGGCGTTCTTTGAAAACCTGGTCAGCATCTACCATTCAAAGCAGCTTGAACAGGATCCGAAAGCAAAAACACTTTCCACACCTTACGGCAAATCAAAAAGCCGGGCAATTAAAGAGCAACCTAAACCAGCCGATAAGGATAAGCTTCTCAAGCATGTGAAAGAGGCCGGTCTCACTGAATTTATCAAAGAAGATGTCAAATGGGGCGACCTTAAAAAATCTCTGTCCATCAAAGAGGTGGGCGGCAAAAAGGTTGTCGTTGATGAAAATGGACAAGCTGTTCCGGGGATAGAAATAGAACCTGCCTCCACAAGCTTCAAAGTGGAGGTGTAATAGATGTTTCAAGTCACAAACGCACAGCGTGAAAAAGAAAAGGCAATTGTCGGCTTTATCGGGCCGAGTGGATCCGGAAAGACTGCCGGCGCCCTGCTAGTTGCTTACGGAATGATGCGGGAAGCATACCCGGATGCAAGTGATAAGGAAGTCTGGTCAAAGATTGGTGTTGTGGATACTGAGCACCGTCGCGCCAAACTGTATGCAAACTTGCAATTTGATGATGTACGGATTGGCAGCTTCAAGCACATCGATTTTACACCGCCTTATACCACAGAACGGTATCAAATGGCTCTTGAAGCAATTAAGGAAGCCGGTGCAGAAGTTGTCATAATTGACTCGCTTTCCCACAATTGGGCGGGGGAAGGCGGCATTGTTGAAAAACATGGGGAAATGCAAGGTAACTCATTTCAAAACTGGGGTAAACTTGCGCCCGAAACTACGAAATTAATAAAAACGTTAACGCAAAATGACGTCCACATTCTGGCGACGCTTCGGACCAAAACTGAGTACGTTGTTGAGCCGAACAGTGAGGGGAAAATGGCGCCGCGTAAGGTCGGGACCAAGCCTGTGCAAAAAGACGAAATGGAGTATGAATTCATGCTCAATTTCAATATTGGTATTGATCATTTGGCGGAAACATCAAAAGATAATACCCGCATGTTTGAAGGATCTTCTTTTAAGCTCAATCCAGAAATCGGCCGAAAGCTTTACCAATGGCTTGAGCTCGGTATTGATGTGAAGGCAGAGGAAGAAGCTGAGCGGCTCCGTTTGATTGAGGAAATTAAAGCGATTGTTTCCGGCAACGAAGCAGCCGCGCAGATGGTTGAAGAATTTCAGATCAAAGCAAATAAAAAACTTGATCAATGGACTATTAAGCTGGCATCCGCCGCACTTGATAGATTACAAGCTTTAAAGACTAAGGAGGAAAAATAATGTTTACAGTAGACCACAGCAAAGGTGAAGCTTTTGAACCGATTAAACCAGGAGAATACGAAGCGACAGTTATCAACTTTGAAGCCAAAACGGCTGCATCCGGAAATGAGCGCCTTGTCGTAGATTATGAAATTCGTTCTGACGTTGAGCAGCCATGCCAGGGCCAGAAAATCCTATACGACAATTTCACCGTTACGGAAAATGCAATGTGGAGATTTCATCAAGCATCAAAGGCCGCGGGTTTTCCAAACGGAATGCAATTTAAGGATCATATCGAATGGGCCAAGGCGTTTCTGAATAAACCGGTTCGCCTGCTTGTCGGAGAACGAGAGCATAACGGCAAAAAGTATCCGGAAGTCAAAGCGTTTAAGCCGTCTGAGGCACCTGCACCGGAAGCAGCTCCAGTTAACATCAGTGACGATGATGTACCGTTTTGATCATAAAAAACACTTTTGAGGGAGTGTATAGCTCCCTCGTTTTTAAAGGGGAGTTATCACATGTACGAATTTAAGAACATACCGCAAGAGCTAAAAAACGCCCCTCAGTGGATTTTATGGCGTTCCGAAGAACGTGACGGTAAGAAAACAAAAGTGCCGTACCAGATTGACGGCAGCATGGCTCAATCCAGTAATAAAAGAACCTGGTCGACATTTCCGACCGTTTTGAAATTTTATAACGATCGAGATTATGACGGGATCGGCTTCATGTTTTCAAAAGATGATCCGTTTATCGGCATAGACATAGATCACTGTGTGGAGGACGGTGTCTTGTCCCCGTTCGCTGAGGAAATCGTTCAGGCTATTGGAAGCTACACCGAATATTCACCGAGCGGCAAAGGGGTCCACATCATCACAAAAGGTAAGATCCCATTGCGCGGGCCGGGTACAGGGAGAAAAAATCCGGAACTTGGGCTGGAAGTATACCGTCATGGCCGCTACTTTACCTTTACCGGTAATAGTCTCGGGATCGGGGCCGTTGAAGAACGAACGGACGAGCTCAAAGAGCTGTTCGAAAAATATTTGAAGGACAAAAAAGAAGAACAGCAACCATCCAGACCGCCCGCTGCTTCATCCCGTGATATGAGCAATCTCTCCAATAAGGAGATATGGGAAAGGATGTTCAACAGCAAGAACGGGAAGAGCATTCAGGATCTGTTTAACGGTCATCTGATAAATGATGATCACTCGGCCACAGATATGGCTTTGTGTAATCATTTGGCATTCTGGACGGATAAGGATCCCGCAAAAATGGATTCAATGTTTCGCGAATCAGGTTTGTTCCGGGAGAAATGGGATCGGCAGCATTCATCCGACGGCTCTACATATGGAGAAATGACCATTGCCGCGGCCGTTTATTCTACTCATACGACAATTTCTGATTTACTGGAAGAGCAGCAGGAACAGCCGTATGAAGTATATATTTCCCATCCCGAAAATTCTCAAGTTGAGGATACCGAAGAGATCATTGACACTCCGCCGGCGTTTCATTTGACGGAGCTCGGCAACGCGGAACGAGTTGTCTACTACCACGGAAAGAATATTCGATATTGTAACGAGCTTGACTGGCTGATCTGGAACGGCAAGCGATGGGAAGAAGACAGCAAACGAAAAATTGAAGCCATTACCGCTAAGACATTACGGGCGTTGTACGGCGAGGCTAAGGCCACAGAAGACAAATTCCGAAAAAAGCAGCTGAACGATTGGGCGAAGAAATGCGAGCGCCGCAACATACGGATGAACACCATTTTAGATGTTCGGCCAATGGTTTCAGTGAGGAAGCAGGAACTGGATTCCCACAAATATCTTTTAAATTGCGATAACGGTGTGATTGATCTAAAAACAGGCGAACTTCTGCCGCATGATCGGGATCTGCTTTTTACAAAAATATCTCCTGTCTCTTATCAACCGGACGCCGACTGTCCGAACTGGAAAGCTTTCTTGGAAAGTATTTTTATAGATGATCAGGGCACGCCAAACTATGAAATTATTGATTTCATGCAGAAGGCAATTGGCTATTCGCTGACCGGGGACACCACGGAACAAGTCATGTTCTTTCTATTCGGGAACGGCCGGAATGGTAAATCGACCTTTATCAATACTGTTCAGCACTTGTTCGGGGACTATGGGCGGCAGACAAACAGTGACACCTTCATTAAGAAGAAAAATGATAGTGCCATAAACAATGATATTGCCCGGCTGGACGGCGCCCGGTTTGTGTCGGCCGTTGAGAGTGAAGAAGGGCAGCAGCTGTCTGAATCGTTGGTGAAGCAGATCACCGGCGGCGAAAAGATGTCGGCGCGTTTCCTGCGCCAGGAATATTTTGAGTTTACGCCGGAATTTAAAGTCTTCTTTACCACAAACCATAAACCGATCGTGAAAGGCAGCGATGAAGGTATTTGGCGCCGGATCCGGCTAATCCCGTTTACTGTCACGATCCCTAAAGAAAAAGTGGATAAGAAGCTGCCGCAGAAACTGTCCGCAGAAATGCCCGGGATTCTCCGCTGGGCTGTTGAGGGCTGCTTGAAGTGGCAGAAGGAAGGCCTGGGAGAACCGGAAACGATCAGGAAGGCAACGGAAGGCTACCGGGAGGATATGGACATTCTCGCCCCTTTTCTTGCTGAAAAGTGTGTCACTCATCCGACTGCAAAAATCGAAGCAAAGGAACTCTATAAGGAATACAAAGATTGGTGTTATGAAAATGATGATGTTGAGTTAAAAAACCGTGCCTTTTATCGTCAATTAGAAATTCGAGGTTTTAAAAAAGCAAAAGGGGCAAAAAACAAGACATTTATCCATGGAATAACATTAAATCAGTACGCCGGAGGAAGTTTTTTGAAGAATAATGATAGGCGGGTTACTGAAAGGGTTACTGAAATCACTACAAAAAGTAACCCAGATAAGGTTACTTCAATCAATAGAAAGAAGCTTTAACCATTGATATATAAGGATTTATTGGCGTTTTACATTTTTTAGGGGTTACTGAGGTTACTGAATTTTCTATGTTCCATCTACTGAAAAAAAATAAATAAAAAATAAATATATATATTAATTATTATTTATAGAGCTTAATAGTGAAATAGAAAAATTCAGTAACCCTTTAATCAAAAAAATGTCTCAATCCATTGATATGACTGGATTTCGAGTGGGTTACTGAAATTTTAATTTGATAACCCTTTTAGTAACCCCTTTTTAAAAGAGGTGAAAAAATGAATTGCGCAGATACTATTGAGGATTTCATTAAAAACCAATGTATTCGTTCTTGTGGTGGGAAGGTTGAAGCCAAATTGCTTTATGTTGCATGTAGAGAATATTTTGGTTTACGTGAAAACTCATTTATCGGTACTCGGACGTTTTATGAAATATTAAGACAATTAAAATATGATCTTAGAAAATCAACTGGAAATAAGCTCTTTGTTTTCGGTATAGCATTAAAAAGTGGTGATTCCAATGCATCCAAAACAAATTTGTGATGACCTTGCCTTTTTGGGTTCACCTTTAGTTCTGGATGGGGATGACCTTTATATTGAGCATCCGGAGAACGTCTATCCAGAACTTGTGGAATTTGTTCAGTCACATAAAAAACGGATCATCCAGTACTTAAAAGGTGAATACTCAATGCAGGATCACAAAGTCAAACAGACCATTGATAAAATCATCAATTATTTTATGGGCATAGATCAAGAAATGAATCCAAAAATAGACGACTGGTTCAATCATGAGTGGGATGCGGCAACCAAAGCCGCGAGATTGCTCGTTCTATTTTGGGAGAACGGCTGGAGAGATCTGAACAGCTCCGTTTCGAATTTTGAGGATGAAGAAACGGACAAACTCTCTTTAGAAATCTATGAAAGTGCCATGTCGTACTTTAAGGGGAAGAAAGCATGACGATTATTCACTATAACTATTCGGATACTGAAATGAAAAATATTCTCGACAGCATGATCATTATTGTGGATACGAGGGAGCAGAAGAACCAGCATGTTCTTGACTATCTCCGCAAAAAGAACGTATCCATCAAATTCAAAGGGATGAAGACGGGCGACTATTCCGCCATGATCCCGAAAAACGAGGAATACGGGATTAGCCGGGACATGTATTTGAACGCTGCTATCGAACGGAAAAATGGAGTTGATGAGCTGGTTCAATCCATTAAGGACCGTTCTCGGTTTGAAAATGAATTGATCCGTGCAGCCAAACACCCCTTCACTCTTCTTGTGGAGGATCTGGAAGGCTACCAAAAAATATTGAACGGAAAATATCGCTCACAATATAAGCCGCAATCTTTGCTTGGCAGCTTAAAAACGTTTGAAGTCCGTTACAATTTCTCAACCGTTTTTATTAATCCGAGCGCGACCGGAAACTATATCTATCACCATTTTCATTATATGGCCCGGGAGCTGTTAAAGGGGGGCCTTGTGTGAATGAATTAATGAAGGCCCTTTATTGTGAAAGGAAAAAGGACGAGCTTAAAGCGCGGCTGCTTAAAATGGGATATTTTAAAACGCCTGACGGCCGGCAGCTGTATGAGCTTTCATTAACTGAATTAGACGAAATATTCAAAAAGAAATTGATTGAAAGGGGAAAATGATCATGGCATTTGTAGGTTTTGAAGAATCACAAGAGGTGCGGCAGCTGGCCGAAAGTTTAATTGATAAGCATCACCCACATTTAAAAGATGCAAAGGAACACATCGGTTTTTACATTCGGGAAGGTAACAGTAAATGGGCTGGGAAGGCGAAAAAATGCACGGCCTTTGAGCGCCATATGACTGATTACATGCTTTTGGTATTCATCAATAAAGAAGCCTGGGAGACGATGAACCAAGAGCAGCGCGCCGCCCTGGTCGATCATGAGCTTTGTCATTTTACCCGCGCGGAATGGGAGGAACCAGATCCGAATGACTCAAGCAAATGGGTTACTATGTACGGGCCCGCAGAAGATCCTGACAGTTGGGGGATCCGCGAGCATGATGTTGAAGAGTTTTCGGAAATCATTGAGCGTCACGGCCTTTGGGAAAAAGGGATTGAATCATTCGCCGCTGCCGTCCGAGAGGCTGACTATCAAATGAATATTGATGATGTGAATAGACTTCAAAGGGTGAAATGATGGGAGGTAGAACGGATGAGAGAGATTAAGTTTCGAGCGTGGAATGCTCCACTTAAAAAAATGGAATACAACTCTTTAAATGCAATTGGTTTTGATGGAAGGGTATATTACGGAAATGCGGATATAACGGGATTTTTCGAAAATATTATGCAATACACCGGATTAAAAGACAAAAACGGCCGGGAGATTTGGGATGGAGACATCCGAAAAGACGGTTGGGGGAGAAAATTTAAGGTTGTTTACGACAACGATTTAGCTGCATTTTACGGTGAATATATTAACGGGCCTTCTGAGTCTCTTGCCGATTGCGGGCCAGATTCGGAATATCTTGGAACAGTCTTTGAAAATCCTGATCTATTGGAGGCGGCGAGCGCCAATAAGGAGGAGTTATGATTTATCTAATTATAGGAATCCTCATTCTTGCTGCTCCATTCGTCTGGATGGAGATTGCAGAAAGACGGATCCAGGAATGGGAAAAAGAAAAATGAACGAATGGAGGGAAAGGATGTCAAAGGAACAGCTATCTTTTCTCGATGATGTGGACGAAAAGGCCGTCCGAAAAATAGTCATCAAAGAACTGAAAAATTACCGCGCGCTCAAAGTCCAATTAGAGAATAAAAAAGAATGTTCGTCTGCCGGCATTAATATTTTCCCTTCCCTCCGGGATTCATTTACCGTTAACGAGCTCAAGGTCAAGCAGATAGAACGGGCTTTACAAAACAGCTTGGACGATGAGGAACGTTTGATCATCGAGAAGAAATACCTGACTGCTGCCAGGGTGAAAGACATCAATATTTATATGGAACTCGGCATGAAAAAGGATACCTATTATGAAATAAAGCAACGGGCAATCTGCCGTATAGCAACAGCACTCGGAATTATCTGAGTGCTTTTTTCATCGAGAAAAACCCGACAAAATCCCGACATTTTTCCGATAATCGGGGGGATAAAGAGGGGGAATTTTTATGTGTGCTTTATCGATAAGATTTACTTATGAAGAAATAACGGGAGACGCACCATTCCCTTATCAAGGTGAATTCGGATACTCAAATTAAGGCGATGAAGAATGAGGCCAAACGGGAGGAACATTCTGAGCCGGATCGCGCTAGTCTTGCGACTTTGGTATCGGGAGATCGTAAGAAGTATGTTTTTTGGACATGCCGTCTTACAATGCTTGGCTTCCTCCCGGAGTATGTGTGAGACGCAAATTTGAATAAGCGTTTAGCGTAAGGGGGAATCGTTCGACAAATTTTGCAAATGGTTCCTTTGTCCTTTTCTTTCACCGATAATAAGGTGGGAGGGGGGACAATATGAATTTTGAAACTAAATATCTTATAAGATGGGGAATACCAGGGTGGGTTTTTTTACTTATGAGTTTATGGCCGTTTGCTATTAAGGAATTACATATTGATAGCCCATTGAACAGTATTAGTATAATTTTTAGTACAGCAGTTATAGGGATAGTAATTGGATATCTCATTTATCAAATTTATTTTGCTTGGGATTGGTTGTTAGGTCTTGCTTGGAGGGACTTTGGGGAAGAATCTAAACCTCCTGAAAAGTGGTATCATTTTCATAGCTATAATAGTGCTAGGAAAAATAATGCTGAGTTATATTATAAGTTAGAATTCCAATGGCAAAATGAACTATCCAAAAATATGGAAGAAGGCAGACGTGACTATATTGCGAAACGTTTTTCGCATTTATTATCAACTACGCATAGTTTAGGTGCCTTGTTTTGTTCATTGCTCATGTCTTTAATAGTAAATGTAGCTCATTTTATTTATTCAATTGTTTATATAAATACTTATAATATGTCTCTCATTATAAATATGTTTATTATTTTGTTTATTTTAATACCCTCTTTTGCAAATCAAAAATACTATTCTCGTAACGTTAATGAATTTAGAAAACAGTTCCTAGAAGAATTTAAAAAAAATAAAAGTAAAAACACTTAGTAATGGTGCTATTGTAACTGTTACAGGTGAATCTCAGAAAAACAATGGCAGTTGACGACTGGAGTACGCAGAATTTAGAAAGAATATATCCAAGCGCTTTCCCAAACGGGAGGGCGTTTTTTATTTTAGGGAGATGATCCAGATGGTATCAACATGCGAGCATTGCGGAGACGTTCATACAATCGTATTACAGGAGCAGAGAAGAAGGAATGGTGTTGTCGTGGGGTATACGCAGTGCCCGGCTTGCCAACATAGGGCTGCGTTCTCCGTGACAACCCCACAAATTAGAGACTTGCAAAAACGTATCAGAAGTGTGAAGAGTCAGTACGACAAAGCCAAGAGGCTAAAGAAAGCCGAGCGCCTTTTGACAGAGTATTTCAGTTTAAAAGAGCGTATTGGCCTACTTATGCAGCCTTTAGTCGACCAAGCAAATGAAAAGCTGAACCAATAAGTGTTTGATACTGAAGGAGGATTACAATGCCACCTAAGCCATTAAGGGAGTGTAAGGCCTACGGGTGTAAGACCCTTACCAGGGAGGGCTACTGCCCTGACCATAAGCACCTCCAGCAGGAGGAAACGAAACATTACAACAAACATTCAAGAAACAAAACAATAACAAGTTTTTATAAATCAACTGAATGGAAACGAACAAGAGAACTTGTTTTGCTTCGAGACAATTGTCTTTGTCAGCGATGCTTGAGAGAACATCGATTCACGCCTGCCGACATGGTCCATCATATTGTGGAGGTAAAGCAGGACTGGTCTAAGCGTTTAGACCTTTCAAATCTCGAAAGTCTCTGCAATGCTTGCCATAACAAGGTTCACGGCGACCGAAGCAAGTCGGTCAAGTAGGGATACCCCCCTATGAAAATCCTTGGGAAGCAACCGCCCCGGGAACGGCGCCCCATCTTCTGCAAACAAACACCGCTTTTCAAAGTTTCCAAAAACGCAATGAACCCTCCCGGCACATTTGCCGAGAGGGCTTGATATGACTGGTTTTGTTGTCACCTTCATCATAGCATGCTTGGTGAAAAAAACAAGCATAAAATTGCAATTTTTTTAATAGAAATGAGGTGAGAAAACATGCCGAGACCTGCAAAATCCGCAGCCCTTCAATTAATACAGGGCAATCCGAATAAAAAGAATACGCAAGAACTGACCGCGCGGGCTAAATACGAACAAAAAATGAAAATGCGCGCTGACAATATCAAACCTCCTTCCTGGTTGGATAAGGTGGCTAAAAAAGAATTTAAACGGGTTGCTGCTCTTTTATCTGAGGTGGAAATTTTGACAGAGGCAGATATCAGCATGTTGGCTGCCTACTGTAATGCATATTCTCAGTACATCTCTATTTCGAAAATTATTGAAGAAGACGGCATCATGATTCATACAGAGGGTCAAGATGAAAACGGAGAGCCGATCAAGTTGGTTGGAGAAGAGCACCCTCTGCTGAAACGGCAGAAAAATTTCTATGATCAAATGAAATCGGCTGCAAATGACTTTGGGCTCACTCCGTCTGCACGTGCCAAGCTCGCGATCACGAAAACCCAGGAAGAACGGGAGAAGACTTTAGCAGAAAAGGAGTTTAGTAATGTATGAATACAATTAAACAGTTTATGATTGATTACTCGCGCGATGTGATATCGGGCGAGATTGTTGCGTGCGAAAAGCATATATGGGCTTGTCAGCGGTTTTTAAATGATATTAAAAGAGAAGGAACAAGAGAGTTTCCTTACGTGTTTGACGATGAAAAAGCCCGTCGCTTTCTTTACTGGATGACGCAATTCAAACATACAAAAGGGCCATTAGCTGGTGAAAACATAGTTCCAGATCGTATTCAAATCTTTATTTTCGGTAATGTTTATGGCTGGATTCATAAAGATACAGGATACCGCCGTTTTACAAAAGTGTATTGGCAGGTTGGCCGTAAAAATGCAAAGACTCAGAGTCTAGCATGTGTTGCATCCTATGAAGCAATGGCAAACAATGAGAAAATGTCTGAAGTTTATATAGGGGCAACAAAGACGGAGCAGGCTCAAATATGTTGGAAGGAGATAAAAGCTCAAATAGAAGGGTGCGAACTTCTAAACAAACCTGAGCAAAAATACAGGATTGCATACAGCACCATTGAACACCCAAAAACAAATTCAACCATCAAAGCTTTATCTAAAGATGCAGGAAAGACCGGTGACGGATTTAACCCGCAATGCGGCATAATCGATGAATATCATGCTCATAAAACGTCAGAGATTTACGATATCCTGGAGTCGGGGATGGGCGCAAGAACGCAGCCGATCATGGTTATTATCACGACAGCGGGGCACGAGTTAAACAATCCGGCCTATCGCGTGGAGTATGATTATGTTTCACGTCTTCTCGATCCAAACAAAGTAGAGACAAATGAACAGTATTTTGTCATGGTGAACGAAATAGATAAAGACGATGACATAAAGGATGAAAGGAATTGGATAAAGGCTAATCCTATATTAGCTTCTCATGAAGTTGGGAAAAAATATTTGCGAGATCGTCTTGAAATGGCTCTGGCTGTTCCTGAAAAGATGAGGGATTTCCTGACCAAGAATATGAATGTTTGGGTTAATATGCGCGACGGTGGATACATGGATATGCAGGCTTGGAAAGATTGCGGGTCTGATCAGTTCCCTGATCTATCCGGCCGTGAATGCTATGTTGGAATTGACTTGTCAAAACGAATTGACCTGACAGCTGTTTCGTTTATTTTCCCATTGGATAATGGGAGCTTTGCTGTTGAGAGTCACGGCTTTATGCCTGAAGATACTTTCTATGAGCGTATGAAGACTGATAACGTACCTTATGATCTGTGGAGGGAGCAGAACTGGCTAACCGTTACCGACGGCGCTGTTGTCGATTATGACTATATCAGAACCTACATTAAAAAAATGGAGAAAGAAAAAGGCTGGCGGATAAAAGAAATTGCCTACGATCCGTACAATGCCACACAGTTTGCCCAACAGATGGAGGCAGACGGATATGTGATGGTTGAAATTCGGCAGGGTGTAGCCACACTTTCAGAACCTACGAAAGACTTCCGAGAAAAAGTGAAGGCGAAAAAGATCATCCATAATAAAAACGATCTGCTGACTTGGGCTATGGGGAACGCCGTTACAAAAGTGGATGCCCAGGAAAATATAATGCTGGACAAGTCCAAGTCCACACAACGGATTGACCCGGCGGCTGCACTTATTAATGCACATGTTCGGGCTTCTCAGATTGATACAGCGATCGACTTAAACGCTTATATTCAGTCTGGATCTTTCAGCCTGTAGGGGGTGAGAACTTGAAAATTTTAAAAGCCTTACAGCTATTTTTAGAAGATATTTTGCTTATTGCAGGCATGGTATTCATTTCAATAGCCATATACCGAATAAACGTAAACGCGGGTTTAATTGCAACCGGTGTTTTTTTATTTTCGCTTGCGAGCTTGGTAGGGTTCGCTCGTCAAAAAAATAAGGATGGGGGAGGGAAATAGATGCTATTAAGCCGTTTAAAAAGCGGGATAAAAAATGAAATTGCTGAAGAGGATAGCGGCTCCCTTCTTCATCCAGCTACGTGGTTTAGAAATATTTTTGCTGGATCTGAAAGCGCATCTGGTGAAAGGGTATCAACAAAAACGGCCGTTCTTCATCCGGATGTATATGCCTGTGTGATTGTTTTGGCGGATGATATTGCTAAACTTCCGATCAAACTTTTTCAGAACAAAAATGGCAACATACAACAGGTTCAAAATAGTGTTAGCAATATCATTCTGAACAAAGTCAATGACTATATGACAAGCTTTGTGTGGAAGCGGCTTTTGGTTACAAGGCTTTGCACTTGGGGAAACAGCTACAACCTTTTACTTTTTGATAAAGACGGGAATGTGACGGGGATCAGACCATTGGATCCGGAAGCAACCAACACAAATATTGATCCCAATAACGGACGTGTTTGGTACTCCACAACGATTGACGGCAGATACCGTGAGTTTTTTTATGAAGAGGTGCTGCATTTTAAAAACCTGTCTCTTGACGGAATTGTGGGGCAAACTCCGATTTCAGTTATTCGGGACAATATAGGGTCAAATAGAGCTGCCACAAAATTCAACGCGAAATTTTACAAGAATGGCGGTGCACCGTTCGGTGTTGTTAAAGCGCCGACCCTTTTAGACCGAAAAAGTAAACAAATTCTTAGAGAAGACTGGGAGCGGGTGAATGCGGGGCAGTCTATTGCAGTTTTAGACGCCGGGCTTGATTATTCACAGGTAACCATGCCTATGAAAGATGCCCAATTTATTGAATCGATGAAATGGAATCGCCAACAGATTGCATCGATTTACAAGGTGCCACCGCATAAAATAGGTGAACTGGACCGGGCGACATTTTCAAATATAGAGCAGCAGTCCTTAGATTATGTCAAAACCACTTTACAGCCAATCGTCACAAATATTGAACAAGAGTTGAACGATAAGATTTTGACAGAGAATCAGCGAAACAATGGCTATTACTTTAAATTTAACCTGGAATCGGAGCTCCGTGGGGACAGTAAATCACGTGCTGAATTTTATAAAACGATGCAAAGCGTAGGCGCCTTTAGCGTCAATACTATTCTTCAAAAAGAGGACATGACAGGCATCGGAGAGATCGGCGATGAGCATTATGGAAACTTAAATCTTGTTCCCCTTTCAATTATGAAAGAATATCAGCTTAACAAGACGAAACGGTCTTCAGATCGACTGAAAGGGGGTGATGGCAACGGAACAGAGGAAGAAAAACAAGTATTGGAACATGAAGGTTCTGAATGATTCGACTGCTGAAATCACACTTTACGGTTCTATTACCGGCGAAGGATGGTTTAGCGAGAGTTCGTCCAAGGCCTTTCAGTCTGAATTGAAAAGTTTAGGGGACGTGAGCTCTATTGATTTGTACATCAATTCGCCAGGCGGAGATGTTTTCGAGGGGCAGGCTATTCATTCGATGCTCCAGCGTCATAAAGCCAAAATCAAAGTCTATGTGGATGCGCTGGCCGGAAGTATCGCTTCCGTCATTGCAATGGCCGGCGATAAAATCACGATGCCAAGTAATGCCATGATGATGATTCACAACCCATACATGGGGATGGTCGGGAATGCAGCGGAATTCCGGAAGGCAGCCGATGATCTGGACAAGATTACTGAAAGTATCGTTTCCACATATCTTGCGAAAGCAGGAGACAAACTGGACGACGGGACTTTACGCCAGTTGCTGGATGAAGAAACCTGGCTTACTGCTGATGAAGCTTTAAATTATGGCTTGATCGATGAGGTTTCAGAGTCAAAGGATGTAGCAGCCTGCATTGATCATCAGGTGCTGGCACATTTTAAACATGTTCCAGGCAAAATTGTTGCTCAATCCGCTGCTGGGAATTCGGCTGAAGAAACAAGCCCGAATGAAATACTAAAACAAAAGATCAATATGAAACTTGAACTCTTAAATCTTTAAGGGTTCTTTTTTATGCCATTTTTAAGGAGGATAAGCATTTGAAACAGAAAGAATTTTTGAAACTCGATATTCAATTTTTCGCCGGTGGCGGAATGTCTAAAAAAGAACGGGAGTTGCGCCAAGCCTTGGCGGAAAAACGTACAGACATTGAAGCATTGACCGATGAGGGAAAACTTGATGAAGCCAAAAAACTACTTGCAGAGGCTCAACAAATTAAAGATCAAATTCAAACATATGAGGATTTACGAAACATGCAGGTTTCATATGCACAAGAAGAGCCGCAGCATGATCCAGAGACAAAGAACCCGCAACAGCCAACGGATGATATCGCCAAAACAGAAGTGAAGAATCATGTTCAGCTTTTTGCATCTGCCCTTAGAACAGGCAAAGTACCACAGCCTCTTGCCGCGATGAAAGAAGGTGTGGATGAGGACGGCGGGCTTATTGTACCGCAGGATATCTCCACGAAAATAAATGAAAAACGACGTCAATTTGATACGTTGGCAAATCTCGTCGATGTCATTCCGGTATCAACAAACAAAGGGTCAAGGGTTCTTGAAAAACTAGCGGATATCACCCCGTTAGTAAATCTTGAGGAATTAGCAGATATTGAAGAATTAGAGAACCCTAAATTTGAAAACATAAAGTATAGCATTAAAGACTATGCCGGGATTTTGGTTCTTTCTAATGATTTGCTTGCAGATACACAAGAAGCGCTTTTGCAGTACCTTTCTAATTGGCTTGCCAAAAAGTCGGCCGTGACCCGCAATACGTTGATTCTTAATCAATTAGGAACACTTGCAAAAACCACAGTATCGAAGCAGGACGACATTAAAGACATTCTCAATGTCAAACTTGATCCGGCTATTAATGCCACGACTAAAGTTGTCACGAACCAATCAGGATTTAACGTGTTAGATAAACTGAAAGACGCTTTCGGCCGTTACCTGCTTCAGCCGAACCCTACTGATCCAACTAAAAAATTATTGTTCGGTAAGCCGGTATCCGTCATTTCTGATAAGTATTTGCCAAACGGCGGTACAAAAACGACTCCAAAATATCCATTAATCATTGGAGACCTTAAAGAAGCTGTCAAACTCTTTGATCGTCAGCAATATTCCATTTTAACAACAAATGTCGGTGGTAAAGCATTCTACCGTAACTCTACAGATATGCGAATCATTGAACGTGAGGACGTTGTACTTTGGGACACGGATGCTGTTGTTTACGCGGAATTTGCATCTATTAAAGACGCTGTTCCCGACAATGAAACTCCAAGTACCGGCGACACAGAAGATAAATCAGTTGACGTTGGAAAATAAAAAATTGAAAAGGATGATGAGATATGGCAGATCAATTTTTAAACCAAAGTAACGGAGTCTATACTTCTGCAGAGGACGACGGTACAGGAAAGCCGGTAACACCGGTTTATTTGAAAGGAAACAGCGAGGATAATCCTTTGTACATTAAGGGAATGCAGGGGGAACCTGGGCCGCAGGGACCTCAAGGGCCAAAAGGGGACAAAGGAGATACCGGCCCGCAAGGTCCACAGGGAGAGCCAGGACCCCAAGGCCCGAAAGGTGACAAAGGCGATCCGGCTGACATTGGAGAGAAAAGTATCCTACATGAAATGCTTGCGGACAAGTCTGTTAGAAGCAACAACATCGGAACCGGCAGCGTCATGTTGGACAACTTAAACAGCGAAGTAAAGGCTGTTTTAGATGGTTTACAAAAGCAAATTGATGAATTAAAAGGTGGCGGAACATCTAGCTAACGAAGGATAGGTGATGCCCTATGACTGAAATGGAACAAAAAGAGCTTGAAGAGGCGAAAAAATTCCTCCGGGTCGATGGTGATCTGGAGGATGATTTAATTCTTGGGTTTATCGCTTCTGCAAAAGAATACATTACAGCTGCAACCGGGTTGAAATTCCCTAACAATTCAGCGCGGGCTGATATGTGTGTAAAGGCCTTTGTTACGCATTGGTATGAAAACCGGGAAGTGGCCGGCACGACTTCAAATCTTGATGGAGTGCTGACAACGTTGATCAATCAATTAAAATATACGGTTCCGGAGACTGATTCCAATGCTGAATGACATGAGGTACCGGATAAAGTTTCAAAAGAAAAAAGAAGGCGGCCGTCTCCCTGTGGAAGGTGACTATGAAACGGTCGTTGAATGCTGGGCAAAAGCCGAAGGGCTAAAAGGTCGGGAATATTACGCGGCGGCCGCGGTGCAGAAGGAGAAGACAATAAAATTTACGATCCGACACCGCGAGGATATCAACGAACATATGCGGATTCTTTTTCAGAATCAATTGTATGAAATTGAATCTATCATACCGAACTATTCCCGGAAAAATTTCACCATGATTAGGGCAAAGGCGGTGGAATAATGAAATTTGAAATAGAAATGCAGGGCTTTAAAGAATTAGATTCATATTTATCCTCACTCGCAAGGAAGGATGAAAAAATAAATAAAGCTACTGTAAAAGCTGGGGGCGCTGTTCTTGCGAAGGAAATTAAAAAGAATGCTCCCCGTTCCAATATTGGGGGGAGCCATCCCCACATTGATGAAGATATTATCGTTGGTAATCGTACGAGAAAGGACCCCGATGGTGAGATATATGCAGTGGTTGGTCCTACAAAAGATACGAAGTTCCGTGTCCACTTGCCTGAATTCGGAACCATTCATCAGCCGGCTAACCCGTCTATTCAGCGGAGTATGCTAAGTGCCAATGAGAGGATGCTTCAGGCGATGGCAAGCGTTATAAAAAGAGGGTACAAGCTATGAATGTAGCGGAAAGAGCTTTGCAATTAAAAAATAAAGTATTTGAAGCGCTGGAAACTGATCCGGCGCTTTTATTATTGGCTGATCCTGCAAACATTTTTGAACTTGCGGTGCCGATTGGCATCAAAAGCAAACCAGCTTATATCGTCGTACAGGAATTGGACTACAGAACTACCAAGTGGGCTGATGGAAAGCCGATCAAGGACAGCGCTGTCTATCAAATTGATGTATACAACGATTCATCCTGCGATCAGATTTTGGCTGCCGTTATAGGGGTCATGAATCGAATGGATTTTCAAACAGGAATTTTAATCAATGACTTTTTAAAAGATGAGGGTCTTATTCGGAAGGGACGCCGATTTGAGGCCAATATTTTAATATAATTGGAGGTTTTAGAATGCCTGAATACAGTTCAGTTACCGGATTGGAAGGCGTTAAATTTGCGCCTTTAAAAAAGGAAAATGGCTTTTATGTGGCTACAAAAATTATTGATTACCCTTACGCAATTAACGCGAAGGTCAATACGGAAACATCAACAGAAAAGCAGTATGCAGACAACAAACTGGTGGATATGGCTGTCACGACTGGTTCCACAAAATTGGAGCTTGAAATGCGGGATCTGCCAATGGAAATTTTGGAGGAATTGTTTGGGATAGAAGAAACAGACGGGATCTATATGTTCAAAAAGAATGTTATCGCGCCATGGGTTGCGATGTCTTTCTATGGGCCAAAAGCGAACGGCAAGAATCGCCATGTAGGCTTAGTGAAAGGGCGTTTTTCTCTTCCGGATGATGAATGGAAAACAAAAGAAGAAAAGACTGATTTTCAGACGGTCAAACTTTCTGCTGAATTTATGGAGCGCGAACAAGACAACGCCTATAAAGTATTGGCTGATGAGGACGCACCGAATTTTAGTCTGGACAAGTTTTATGAAAAAGTATTTGGTGCTGCCTATAAAAATCCAGATTCTGTTTCTGGTGATAAATCCAGCGTAGACATTGGCAAAACAGTATAAAGGGAAGCAGCGTGCTTCTCTTTTTTCATATCAAACAAAATAAAGGAGGAGTCAACATGGCTCAAAAACAAATTTCGGTGAAATTATGGTTTGAAAAAGAAGAAAAATATAAGACGTTTATTGCACCTCGTACTAATACAAAAACTTTGTATGAAGCTCTGGAGCTAGATGAGGCAGCCGCTAAAAATACCAACAGTATTAAGGAAGTGCTTAAGAGCCTTGAAGATCGTATGAAGTTCATTGTCCGGGTATTCCGCAACCAATTTACTTTAGAGGAATTTCAAGAAGGTCTACAGTCTTTTGAAGTTTCAGACGAAGTAAGGCGAATCATGGGCGAAATTATGGGTTATGAGGAAGTTAAGGAGGAAGAAGATTTTTTGCCGGAAGTGGAAACGGAGGCCTTTCAGCAGAAAAAGGAATAGATCAGCTCAATGATATTTACGCTGCCCTTTTAAAGCAGGGTTGGACCATGACTGAAATTGACGAGATGGATATTTACCATTACTTAGAAGTCTTGGCACATGAAAATAAACCTAAAGTTGTTCCAATTGATCAAGTGTTTTTCTAAGGCAGGCTAAGCAGCCGGTCTTTTTTAGTTGAGTTTATGCCAGGAAAGCGGGGTGGATACATATGGCGCAACCTATCGGAAATATGATCGTTAAAGTAGGCCTTGATGATACTGGCTTTAACCGAGGAATTGAAGGCTTAAAGCGGCAAATGCGTTTAGCAAATTCTGAAATGAAAGCATCCGGGTCTATCTATAAAGCGGCGGGTAATCAGTCTAAATTTCTCCAATCCCAAGTAGAAGGTCTCAATAACAAATATCGTATCCAGGGCCGATTAGTCGAAGAGCATCGAGCCAAATACGAGAAATTAGCAAAAGAAAAAGGGATCGACAATCGAGAGACCCAAATACAAGGCCGCAGGCTGAATGATGCTATTGCAGTTCACCAAAGCCTTGGAAACGAACTGCAACGCGTAACAAGAGAATTTGAAAACACGACAAACAGCACCCGCCGCGCGTCGGGTGTTTTTTCTGTGTTCAGACGAGATTCAGGGAAAGTATCTGAAGGGCTAAACGCTGTTTACCATTCTGCTTCTAAGGTTGGAACAGCCCTTTCGGCTGTTGGCGCAGCGGGAACGCTGGGGATTGGAGTAAGTGTAAAAGCCGCAGCTGATTTTGAAAAAGCTATGAGCCGTGTTGGTGCTTTAGCGAATGCCACAAACGACCAGATGGCTAAGCTGACGGAAACGGCGCGTCATTTGGGGGCAACGACTCAGTTTACTGATGGGGAAGTTGCCGAAGGAATGCAGTATCTTGCGATGGCCGGGTATAAAACGAATCAGATCATTGGAGCAATGCCAGGTCTTCTCGCGACTGCCGCAGCCGGACAAACAGACCTTGGTGTTACAGCTGACATCGTTTCTGATATCTTGACGGAATTTCATATCAAAGCTGAAGATACAAACCGCGTTGCGGATGCCATGACGTATACGTTCACCAACTCAAACGCCACGCTTCAAGAGATCGGTCAAACGATGAAATATGCGGCTCCGGCAGCAAAAACGGCCGGACTCAGCATGGAAGAATTAGCGGCGGCAACAGGTATCTTGGCAAACAGCGGGATTAAGGCTGATATGGCAGGAACGGCTTTGCGGGCTACACTTACTCGCCTATCATCTCCGCCAAAACAAGCCGGAAATGCGATCCATGAATTAGGTTTGCAAGTAACTGATTCCACAGGAAAATTGCGTCCGCTTTCGGATATAATCGGCCAGATCAACGAGAAAACAAAAGACTATACCGAAACTGAAAAAATCCGTATTGCTAAACAGTTGGCAGGGCAGCACGCTCTTTCTGGATTTATTACTTTAATGCACGCAGGAAAAGACAAGCTCCAAGATTTCACCAAAGAAATTGAAAACAGCGGGGGCGCTGCGGACAGAGTAGCCAAAAAGCAAATGGATAACCTGGCCGGATCCATGGAATATCTGAAATCTGCTGTGAACAACGCTCTTATCACTTTGGGGAATCAGTTTCTCCCTGTGATTCGTGCAACCACTGACGGTCTAACAAAATTCGTTACCTGGTTCGATTCATTACCCCCTTCCGTTGCGAGTACCATTGCGATTACTGGCGGAGCGGTAACTGTGTTTTCGCTTTTAGGTGGGGCGTTTTTATTGATTTTAGGTTCTCTGCCAAAGGTGGCAGCAGGCTGGAACATGCTGCGGACTGCCGGAAGCTATTTAACAGGCAGTGTAAATCGGGCTTCAGCAAGCCTCAGCACTTATTCCACAGAAGCTATTGCGGCGGGAGCAGCTTCCAGGACAGCGGCTGCAGGAATGAACACGACCTCCACGGCGGCGGCTGTAGCGTCTACAAGGATGGAACGTTTCCATCAATCAACCGCGGTCGCAACAACGAGAGTAGGACGGCTTGAGCAGTCATCTAGTAGAAGTACAAGAGCTATGCGGGGGCTGGGCGGTGCTTCACGTGTTGCCGGGCTTGGTCTAAGTTTATTTGGCGGCCCCGTCGGGACAATCGCCGGCCTTATTCTTTCGTTTGCACCTGAGCTCTTAAAATTCGGCGGAAATATTTTAAAGGTCGGGGCCAATGCAATTAAAGGCGCTGGCGGCTTCATGAAATTAGCGAAAAGTGGTTTTGGCCTTTTCAACATTCTCAAAAAAGGAGCGGGAGTTGTCGGCCTCTTACGTGGCGCATTGAGTTTGTTAGGTAGTCCTATTGGCCTTGCTATTACAGGTGTAACGCTTCTTACGGAAGCAGGTATGAACTATTATGACAACCTGAAGAAAAGGGTTCTTCCATCGACTATTGACTTTGGTAAAGGGGTTTCGAAGTCTACTGCAAAAGCTGTGAATGCTTATGAAGATATGAATACAAAAGTCACGGCTAAGCTTGAATATCTCCGTATAACCAATGCAAAAATCACCAAGAAAATAGCGGACGATGTCGCAACACAGTTTACAGCGATGGGAGAGTCTTTGAAAAATGGATTCCAAACGAGCACTGATTCAGCCACCAAGGTATTAAAGGAGTTTTTTGCGTCCAATGAGGAAATATCAGATAAATACGCGGCTAAGATTCTAAATAAAATTGGGGATGGAAACCAAAAGAAACAAAAGAAAATACAAGGATATGTGGATCGTGTAAATGAGATTTATCGAAACGCCGCAAAAGAACATCGTAAGCTTACAGATAAAGAAAATGAAGAAGTTACTAAAATTCAAGGGAAGATGCTCTCCCAAATGGAGACAGCACTTACCCGTAGTAAAGGTGAACAAACGAAAATTTCTAGAAAGTTGAAGGAAGAGTCTTCTAATCTTTCCGCCAAACAGGCAGCCGCTGTTGTGAAAAACAGCAACAAAGCAAAAGAAAAAACAATTAAAGCTGCCAAAGACCAATATAAGGCTGTAGTTGACGCTGCTGATGATCAGTATTATGTAAAAAGAGTAATTTCAAAGAAACAGCACGATGACATTGTTGAGAAAGCTGAAAGCCAAACCGAAAAAACAATTGAACAAGCAAAAGAGACACATAAAGGCGTAGTCGAGGAGGCAAAACTTCAAGCTGCCGGCCATCTTGATCAGGTTGATATTGAAACAGGTGATATCCTTGATGAATGGGATCAACACCTAATTGATTTAGCGGGGGTAATAAATCAGATCACCGGCTATATTAATAAAGTTCTTGAATTTCTGCACGCGCCAACGATACCGGAATGGAAACCCAAAGGCTATCAAGATACATCTAAAATGCAGATTGCACCAGGTGTCGCTTATGCAAAAGGAACAGACTTTCACCCTGGAGGAAAAGCGATTGTCGGTGAAGAAGGGTGGGAGTTGGCCCATACACCAGGCATCGGAACTTATGTTGTAGGGGCAGGGGGCCCGCAAATTTGGGATCTTCCACGAGGCACCTCCGTACTCCCACACGATCAGTCTAAAGAGTTAGTAGCTACGGGGCTACCTGGCTATGCAGGCGGTGTCGGCGACTTCTTCAAAAAAGCAGCTGAAGGATCTAAAAAAATGATTACTGGGGCTGTGTCTTTTGGAAAAAGTGTTGTAAATAAAGTCGGGGATGTCAGCTCAAGCGCAATGGACTTGATTACCAAGGGTCCCGGCAACTTAATCAAAAAACTGTTTAGTGGGCTGATCCCCTACAAAACTGGAAAAGGCATTGACTCGTTAGGGACCGGTATACTCAAGACATTGAAGGATGGGGCAGCTCAATTCCTGAAAGGTGTCATGCCGGATCCAGGTACATTTAAAGGAGCCGGCGGAACAAAAGCTGTAAACCAATGGGTGACTGAAGCAGTCGGCATCGCGGGTGTGCCGATTTCATGGATCCCGGGGCTTGTTACTATCGCCATGAAAGAAAGTGGCGGTAATCCTAACGCCATCAATTTATGGGATTCTAATGCGAAAGCTGGGCACCCTTCACAAGGGCTGATGCAGACGATTCCAAGCACGTTCAACGCGAATAAGTTTCCTGGACATAATAACATTTTGAATCCGATCGATAATATCCTGGCTGCCATTAACTATATCAAACGACGATATGGTGACATAAACAATCATCCGGGGTTAAAATCGATGGCCCGAGGCGGCGGATATGTTGGATATGCAAAAGGCGGTATTTCGCCTGGCCGTGGTGGATCAAAATGGGCGATCTTAAATGAACGCGGGTATGATGAAACGACCATCACAGAGGATCCATCTTATCGGGAGCGCAATATTGGGCTATGGGCCCGTGTTGGTAGAAAGCTTGGCGTACTTCCGGATTTGCAGGATGGAATGATTTCAAAAGCGCTCCTCCTGCTTCAAAAAGTTTCGGAAAAGCCTGCACAGGAATTGGCCTCGCCTAAAGACTTTTCTGTGGACATCAGCCGTGTTGTGCAGAACCAAGAAAAACAGATCAGTATGATGGCAAAACAAATTGATTTTCTAAATAAAAATGTGCAGCTCTTGCAACAGATCCTATTAAAAGATAACAACACTTATCTTGATGGGAAGAAAATCGATCAATCATCCGGGGATCGGTATACTCGAACTTCATACTTGAATGGGGTGAGATAGTGGAATTGTACATTGACTATGATAATGGTTTAGGGGAGCAGAGTTTAAGCAGCCTGCTTCCTTTTTTTGAACCTTTAAGTTTTACACCTGAGTCACCAGGCATTGAGCGTGAAACAACAAATATCCCGAGAATAAATGGAGTCGTTTTGCCGCAACATCCCCGTGACGTCAAATATACAGAAAGAAAAATATCAGTTGAAATCTATCTGAATTCAGTCATTGCCGAAAATTTTTATCAGTATCGACGGGAACTATACGCGGTTTTGGTTAAACCGTTCCCTTACTATATTTCAACTGACTTGTTGCCAAATCTCCGTTTTCGCGTCACATGTGATGGGAATTTCAGTATTCCAAAAGAAAAAGAAAAAAATCATGTTTCTTTTACTGTGGAATTTAACAACTTTACTGGTTTAGCAGAGTCAAAATTCACTTCTTTGACAAAACAGAATTTTCACGGGGAATACTGGAGCCCAGGGATGAATATTCAGATGCACGACAACCTGGAATATGTGTTTAAAAATCGAAAAAGATTTCAGGTTTACAATACGGGGGATGCTTTTATCAATCCCATGCAGCATGACTACAATGTGACCTTACGGGCTTCAGGTAAAAACGTGACGATCATCAACCATACAAATGGGGAGAGGCTGAAAATTGAACAGGAGTTGAAAAAATCACAGCCTGTCACTTTTATCAAACAGTATACCGTGATCAATAATAAGCCGGTTAAAACCTCCGGCAGGCTCCCGGGGCTTGATATAGGGAGCAATGATTTTGAAATGCAAAATACTGATGATTTTGAAATCACTTTTGATACACGATTCTACTACGCATAAGGAGCAAGTACAATGGCAAATTTAGAGTTTATAAAAGAAATTGCACCAGATGCACAACGGGTTTACAAAAAATATGATATTCTTGCGTCTCTTATTATTGCTCAGGCCTGTTTAGAGAGCGCATGGGGGACAAGCGGGCTCGCTCAGAAAGGAAAAAATCTATTCGGAATTAAGGGGACTTATAACGGGCAATATGTTCTCATGTGGACAACTGAATACGATCGGAAAGGGAATGCAACCCGGGTACAAGCCAAGTTCCGAAAGTATCCATCCTGGTATGCTTCTCTTCAAGATTTAGCCAAGCTTTACATGAACGGAACGAGCTGGGATCCCGACCATTATAAAGCCATAGTAGGTGAAAAAGATTACAAGAAAGCAACAGCAGCCCTTGTAAAAGCCGGTTATGCGACTGACCCGGCTTATGCGACGAAGTTAAACGGTCTAATTGAAACGTATAATCTTACACAATATGATTCTGTGGACGGTATTCCTGATGATCCTGATCAACCTGACACACCGATACCGGAGCCGGAATTTCCGAGTAAGGAGTATGACGGCAAAGACATCACACTCAATCAGAGTTTGCCTTCAGATGTTGATTTTCCACAGCTGCACGTTTCAACGAAGGATGGTAAAAGTGTCGTTGAAATAACGGGTGTTTCCGTTGATCTGACGGACGATACGACAGGTAAGAAGAGTTTTACCTTCACGATCACAAAAACGCAGGAGAACGGCACAGAATTCGATTTATTGGTAAACGACAATATACTTTATCTGGATGAGAAAAAATTCAATCATCAAAAATACTATATTACGGATGTAGAGGTAAGACAGGAAAATAACATCCTTACAAAAACCGTCACGGCAGCTCATATTTTTTCTGTTCTACTGATCAATAATTACGTGAATGATACCGTAACAAAGAAATTAAAGCTTAGAGAAGCGCTGGACATTGCCTTGAAAGATACAGATTTCAAATATATCTTGGAGGCGCCAGAGAGCGAGTTTCCAAGCGCTGATCAGGAGAATTTTGGCGATAAAAACTCTACTGAATTGATGGATGAAATTATTGAAGATTATGGGCTTGAAATAGATGTCGATAACTATAAAATCCATGTCTATAAAAAAATGGGGAACCGAATCGATTTTACACTAGATTCCCGTTATAACATGCCAGGTATTACAATTAAAACAAGTTCTCAAAATAGTACGACACGAGCGTGGGGATACGGCGCCTTAAAAGAAGGCAGCAATAGTACTGACAAGAATCCAAAATATGAATTTGAGCCTATTTTATATGTTCATCCTGATGAAGATAAATTCTTAATTGAAGGAAAGCCGCGGTGGGCTGAACCGATAAAAGATGAAACAATAAAAAAATCCAGTCGCATGGTTTCAGCACTGAAGAAGCATGTGAATCCTTATCCAGAAATGACGATCGAAGCTGATTTCAAAAAAATCTATGAGCCAAAACTTTTAGAAATTGAACAAGACTTCTGGAAAGGCGACACAATTCACGTCTTGGCCGATACGGCGGATGGCATCACATTTGAAGATGATGTGAGGCTGATTTCAATTCAGTACAATCCATTGGATCCATACAGCAGCCCGCAGCTGACATTTGCAAATTTCCGCAAAGACATCCATGACATCAATGTTGACCAGGCAAAAAGGTTAAGGAATCAAAAAAGATATATAGATCAGTTATTTAAAACGCTCAGATAAGCGTTTTTTATTTTGTCAAAAAGGAGTGAGGAAGATGGTGCGGCTGACTAAAAACTACAATACGACTCGAAATTCCCTCTATGAATCGCAGTTAAGCGGGGACATGCAGAGTATTGAAAATGCGTTAAATGATCATGAGTATAATTTAAAAAGCCATAAAAATGCAAAAACTGCCCACACATCGGATCAAATCGACCACGGCGGTTTTTCTTTGCGCACATATATAGATGGCTTGTATAACCGGTTTCGCAACTTGGTTCTAAACGCTGACGGTACAAACGTAAAAGAAGTAGTGGATGCCCGTGTAGATGCCGACGGGAATATCCAGCCATTGTTGAAAGAAAGACTCGACAAGGAATACAACAAGCTCCTGCAAAAAATAAAACGGACGGTAAATGTGGATGATTTCGGAGCTGTTCCGGACGGGAAAACCGACAGCACGGAGGCATTCAGAAAAGCACTAGGGGACGGCCGTGTTAGAGTTGTATTAAATTCAGGCATATATATTGTCAAAGGAATCAAGCTGCCATCTTGGACTTATCTGATCGGTCAGGGAAAAGGTGTTACAACCCTCAAGCTTCATGAAGACACACCCGCCAGCGAATGGGTCATCACAAACGCCGATTATGAAAACGGGAACCGAAATATTTTCGTGCAAGGGATGTCACTTGATTGGAACCCGGACAGACAGGGCGGCGTCGGGGCTACGGGCGGCCAACATTCAAGCTGTTTGACATATGCCAAAGTAAAATTTGGGTGGGTTAAAGACGTTGAGGCAATTAACGCAGGTTTACACGGATTTGATATAACAGCGCCCACATATGATCATCTGGCGTCTACACAGTATACAAAAGACGGATGCCGGTATATTTGGTTGGATAACTGTGTAGCTTATGGGGCGGGGGACGACGGCATTACCACGCACTATAGCGAATACATTTTTATTTCAAATTCTTACTCTTTTGATCAGCGCGGTACGGCTCACCCAAAAGGACAGTCAAATTCAAATGGCATAGAAGTTGATGACGGGTCAAAGCATGTTTGGCTGATTAATAACTTTACATCTGGTAATATCCGGGGCGTAGAAGTCAAAGCACATAAGGAATGGCCGGCATCCCAAAATGTTCATGTCATTGGCCATGTGTCCTTTCGTGATGTGCGCTGCTTTGATCTACGACATATCGGGCATCACAAAGCAGAGGATCCGGAAAGCACAACGGCCTACGATGTCACCCTTACGGATTGTACAGCAATCGAACCGATATTCAATGATATGTATGAAGGATTGACCCCGCGTGCGTTAGTGGTTTCAGCTTATAAAAACGTAGCTGTCAGCAACTTTACTGCAATAGGTGATCCTTCATATGACTATAAGGATAACCCGGTCATTGCCTTGCAGTATAGAAGCCGAAACATTTCCTTGAACAATATCACGATTAGGGGATTCAAAAAAGCGGGCTTTGATATTCGTCTATATGGCGGTCCGCAAAAAACGGATAATGTCAACCTGTCCAATTTTACTTTTTATAAGTCGGCCAAGCAGGGAATCGGAATCGGCGGCGGGGTGTACTCTGTGAATATCTCCAATGGAATCATGGAAGGAGAAGGCGGTACATACGGGATCACGTCACCAAATTCACAGGCGAACATTAATAATGTTCAGACATCCGGCTACTCCTACGCGGCCATGATTAAGGGGAACAAGTACAAATTTGTACCAACGAATTTCAAAGGAGGATTCCGAGGGGCGACGACTTCCGGGGCTCCTTTAGATCCAACAAGTGCGATTATCGCGGCTACGGGTGACAACATAGCAAAAGGTCCAAGGAATTTCATGGGTGGCGTTTCTGGCGGCTCCTCCACAGAGGGTTCAAGGCAAGCCATTATAGCGTCCAACAACTCGCACACAAAAGGGGACGGACCTGCAAGAGTGGTGATGGCTTCCCAGGCAGTTGTTAACGATGATAGTTATTCGGTAGGTGGTGGATACGGTAATGGTTCACCTTCGAAGGATAATCTTAAATGGAAAATCGGCTCCACAAACGGAAATATCCAAGGTGTTGGTCGTGTGGAAAGTGTGTCCGATTTCAAAGACCTTGCGGAATATTTTGAGTCTAAAGACGGCCGTAAAATTGAATCCGGTTATCTGGTGACCTTGGACGGGGGCAAGATCAGGAAAGCCGAAAAAGGGGACAAGGTATTGGGCGTTATTTCTGAGACGGCCGGGGTCGTTATGGGCGGTGCGGCATTCTATTGGAATGACCGGTATCTTCGGAATGAGTTCGGCGGCATGATCTACGAAACGATTATTGATGAGAGCGGCCGTAAACTCAAAATTCCAAAAGAAAATCCAAACTATAACCCTGACCTTGAATACATCCCGCGGGAAGAACGGGAAGAGTGGCATATTGTCGGGCTGATCGGCCAGGTATATGTCAGAATTGATGAGACTGTCCAGACAGGGGACAGCATCGTGCCTACAGGTGGCATTGGTACTAAATCAGAAGACGGCACAGGCTTTTACGTGATGCATATTAAACAGCCGTATTCTCTTCAAAAAGGCTATGGTATCGCCCAAGTCTTTATGTACCCACAGATGTAAGGAGGTTCAGCGATGATTTATAAACAGGGCGAAATTCCATTAGACATTAACGCGCGCAGATCAGCGCCCATTTCAACTAACATACAATTTTTCACCCAGGACACGGGCAGCGCAAAGCTGTCTTTTTCTTTTACAAAAGACGGCGTCCCGTTGCCTCTTTCGGCGGTAGATGCCAAAATAGTCCTTCTGTATGCGGATGACTCGTTTTATAAACGCAGCCTGATCCTGACGGACAAGGTAAACGGGAAAGCTGAATATGTCCTGTCTGATGAAGAATTGAAGCACTACGGCCAGGTAAAGGCCGAAGTCAAATTGTATTATACAAACGGTCAGGCGCTTGCGACGATATTTTTCACTTTCTCTATTGCGAAAACATTAGAAGATCAGAATATCGTACCGGTCGCAGAATATTACATTGATGATTTTGAATCCTTACGGGCTGGCATAAACAAAACTGTGGACGAAATTAGCCAAACTCTCGAAGAGATTAAAGCGAAGTTTGATGAATTTGAAAACATCGAAACGAAGGACGGCGCGCAGGAGAAGGCGAATGCCGCGCAGGAGATGGCGGAGGCCTACACGGATCAACACGCAGCTAAAACGGACAATCCGCATAAGGTCACGAAATCCCAAGTCGGATTGGATAAAGTTGATAACATAAAGCAGTTAGCGAAATCCGATTTTGATTCGTTTTATTCGCGTTATCAAACAGAAAAAGACAAATGGAATGGCGGCCAGTTATTTAAGTTGACCGAAGACAACGGAAGCAGAAAACTAATTGCTGATGGCACTGACCTGTTAACTTTACCGTCTGGTCTTTATTATGGTGTCAGCAGCAAAATCATAAACTCTCCAGACCCGAATGCGGTCGAATGGTTTCATTACGATGTTTCAACTAATAATACACGCAAAACGATCGTGGTAACTGCGACGAACAATCCTAAAAGGTGGTTCGGAACAGTCCACACTGACGGGTCATTCAAAGGTTGGCAGAGATTTATAACTGATGCCGACTTATCCCCGACTTGGAATACCGTTACGCTCATAAATGGAGCGACACAGGATTCGGTGAATCCGTTTAAATTCTCGGTCAGCAACAACGTTCTTTGGTTGCGTGGCTCTTTCGGAATATTACCATCCGTCGGCACGTCAGTCGCAAAATTTACGAATAAGCCGACGCAGACAGTCGATCTCGTTGTACCTACGATAGGTTCTTACGGAACGGCTCGTTTTTCTTTAACGACTGACGGCGACTTGAAATACGACGGTATGTTGGCGAACGATGAAACAAAGGTAACGAGGGTGTCGTTTAATGAATCAATACCGTTATGGTAGAGGAGGGACGTATCATGCACGTTCTTTTTTACGATGAGAATTATAAATATGCTGGCGAAGATGATATCGAAATAAACATCGAAGAAGGCGAGAAGCTGCCGCCGAATAGTACGACCACCCCGATTCCCTCAGGATTATACGTTCCGAAGTATGATCCGGAAAAAGACGAGTGGATCGAATCAGCAACTAAAGAGTATATAGAGAGCGTAACGCCGCCCGATCCGGAACCGAACCCTACTGAACTGCTGAAAAAACAGAATGCTTTACTTTCCTTACAAATAGCGAAACTACAGGCAGATGTTTCAGCGCTGAAAGGCGGCGGGGCTTCATGAAGTATCCAACTTTCTCGGATATAAAACAGTTTTATGATTGGGGGTGTTACACAGATGAAGAAATGCGGGAATACGTAAGAATTAATTGGATCACTCCGGCTGAATATGAAGAAATAACAGGCCGGAGCTATGATAAGCCTGCCATCAGTGTGGACTTAGGCATGGCACACACCCTATAAGGGTGTTTTTATTTTGCCTCAAGGGAGGTGAAAATGATGTGAGGACAGGAGGATTTCAGGATATGCCACAAGCGAATGAGTATGATGTTTTGAAAAACGAGATCACAGAGGTCAAAGCGGATCAGAAAACACTTGAACAGCGCGTTAGCACGCTGGAAAGGACGTCTGACCGTCATGATCAGCAGATTATCTCTATCAATGAAAAGCTCAACAAGATTGAAGAAAACACAACATGGATCAAGCGCAGCATCACGGGCGCCATTATAACGGCGGTTTGTACGCTTGTGATCTCTGGAATTGCGGCGCTTTTCATTAATTTTATTCAAAAATAAGGAGGAAAACATATTATGAAAAACTTTGACAAAGGCACGGTGGTCCGCACGGTGCTTCTTTTTATTGCATTGGTAAACCAAACTTTGATCATGTTCGGAAAGGCAGCTTTACCGATCGATGAGGACCAGGTCAACACGCTGGCAGATGCTTTGTATTTGGCTGGCTCTACAGTGTTTACCATTGTCACGTCTGTTATCGCTTGGTATAAAAACAACTATGTGACAGGTAAAGGAAAGCTGCAAAAAGAGGTCTTGAAAAATAAAGGATTGACGAAATGAGGTTGCCGGCGGGCAGCCTTTTAACTTTTAAAAAGGAGGATTTTTTATGGGAATCAAAGGTATTGACGTATCACATTGGCAAGGGGATATCAATTGGAAGAAAGTTGCGGGGGATGGGATTGATTTTGCCTTTATTAAAGCAACAGAAGGGACAACCCTGAAGGACAAGAAATTTGAAAAGAACGTTTCAGGCGCAAACGCCGCGGGGATTAAAACGGGAGCTTACCACTTTGCGCGATTCGGGTCAAAGTCAGAGGCATTGGCAGAAGCCAAGTTCTTTCTGTCAACTGTGAAAAAGGTTAGTCTCTCATATCCGCTTGTACTTGATCTTGAAGTGAATCAGAGGAATGTCAGCAAATCAATTTTAACAGATGCAGCAGTTGCCTTCTTACGAGAGATTGAAAAAGCGGGCTACTTCGCCATGATTTACAGCGGCAAGTCTTTCCTTGAAAACAGTCTTGATGAAACTAAACTGAAGCCGTTTGCGTTATGGGTTGCCCGTTACAGCAGCAAACTTGGCCGGGATGCAGATATCTGGCAGTATTCTGATTGTGGAAAGGTAGCTGGCATATCTGGCAATGTTGATATGAACATTTGTTATAGGGACGGATTACGTGCAAAGGCAGCTGTAACAAAAGAAAAAGCCGCTGAAGTAAAACCTATTTCAAATGAAAAGTCAGTTAAATCGGATACGGTTTACACAGTCAAAAAAGGGGATACGCTTTCGGAAATCGCACAGAAATACAACACGACCGTCAAAGCTCTCCAAAGTTTGAACAACATAAAAGACCCTAATAAGATTTATGTTGGCCAGAAGTTAAAGATCAGCGGGAGTGCTTCAAAAACATCAAACAAAAAGCAGTATTACACAATCAAATCCGGTGACACTTTATCCGGAATCTCTAAAAGATTCAATACATCAGTTAAGACGCTGCAGAATTGGAATGGCATCAAGAATGCAAACAAAATATATGCTGGACAAAAGATTCGTGTAAGATAAAAATCACCGTTAAATTAATCAAAAAGGCCCTCTGTGAAGGGCCTTTATATCAAATACTTTCAATATAAACGTCTGAATTTGTTTTTAAACCTTTCTCAAGAGCGCTTTTTAAAATGTTTATAAAATCTTCTCCATCGCTCGTAACAAAGTAATTAGATAGGTCGGTAATCTCCTCACTTATATTATCTCCCCAAGGCGGTCTTTTGCTAATGTCCTCGATATCCCATACAACCTGTGAAGGGCTATAATTCTTCAATCGCTCTTTAATATCCTCTAACTCTTCAAGAGCTTTGCCAATGTTTTCACTTTCAAGTTTTCCTTGATAAAGATCATTTAGCAAAAAAGGATATTTTGATCCCCAACCGTTTTCTTCTAAATGATAGCTTACTGTTGAAAAAAATGAATGTAAGAAGTCGCCATGGCCGACCTGATACCAATAATATTTAACTTTAAATCCTACAGCCATCGTGCTTCACCCCAAATTAGTTTTAAATTTAATATCTGCTCTTCCATTGGTTTTTTTCATGATTCTATCATACAGGTCATCCATTATCTCTTCAGAAACCGACTGGCCCCTAATATCTATGATTACAGTTTGTTTTGTATTACTTGGCAAATCAGTCAAGCGTTTTTCAACTTGTTTTGAAACATTGTTCACTAGTCTACTTCTTCCACTTGGTGTAGTTATTTTGTAATTTTTCACCTCTATGCTATGGCCTTTTTTATAAAAATCCGGTCGAGAGCTTCCCTTTTTTCCATATGGGACTTCTTTGCCGTCTATAAATGACTTTTGAGCACTGTAATCAGGATAGTCCTTTCCTACATCAACTTCTGATTGTCGCCAAGTCGGCCTTTTGGGGACATCCGGCTTTTTAACATTTAACTTTGTGTTAATTCCACGCAAACCAAATGCTCCAATCATGGATAAAGCTCGGTCAAAGCTATCTTGTCTTTGCTCATCCGAAATCTTATTCCCGAACATATCCCGGCCGGTAATTGTTTCGCTGAACCCGTTGGCCGCGGCTAGACCGTATAGACCCTTTTCAGAGTTTTTCAAAGCCTGGAATGTTTTCGGCGTTCTATAGGCAGTCAGGGCTTTATCAACTGTTGTGACCGCCTTCTCGGCTTTGTACATGCTGTATGCGCCTTTGATCCCTTTAGCACCTTTCCCGAACCACCCGACAACCGGGATGTATCCGGCGGCACCCATCGCTCCCGCAGCAACCCGTTGCCCATATGTCAGCTTCTCACCTGTGACGGGGTCGACTCCTTCAGAAGCTCTCTTGTAATCATAATAACCAGTGATTTCGCCCACAAATGTGCTGCCGGCATCAAGCATTTTTTCATACCATGGCCGGTTTGCAAGCTCTTCCTGTTTCCTGGCAAGCTCTTCTTGCTCTTTTGCAATCCGGCGGGCTTCAGCCTGGTCTTTTTTAAACTGGATATAGTTCTCAGCATTTTTATGTACGTCGTCTTTCAGTTGATAGGCTTCGCTGGCCCGGTAAGCTTTGGCATCATAGTGAATCGGAGAAGCACTTTTCCCTTTTCCAGTTGCACCGATTAGAGCGGTATAATCAGCGGTAACCATCTGCTGGTTGATTTCAGATGCGGCGTATTCCTCTTTGAGAGCGGCGTCCAGATCATCGACAGCTTTGATCGTGTCTTTGCGCTCATCGTTTGCATCATTGAGGTGTTGTTTGAATGTGTCAGTTGAAAAGACTTCTAAAGGCAGTATATCATGGATGTCTTGTAATATAGCCTTCATGTCTTTTTTCTGCTGGGAAACCATTGCCTTAGAATTTTTATAAGCATTGGCAAGCTGGTTCTCAAGAAACACCATGTCGACAAACGTGTCTCCGGAAAGGTTGGCATCTTCCACAGTTGCAGAAACGGCGTTGAGAAACTGAATCTGCATATCAATTAGATCGACCCAGTCGTCCACGATACCTGCCTGATCTCTGTAAAAAGCTTTGATGTTGTCCGCGCCTTTTCCCTCAAAATCATCGCCCAAATCAGCCATCCCTTGAAACGCCTTTTTCAGGTTGACAAACTGTTCTCTGGTGCTTTGGTATTCCTTGGACCGTTTCTCCATAGCGGCTATTAAAGTTTTTGACTCATAGATTTTCATTCATCAAACCCTTCCTAAAGTCTTAGTCAGTAACGAGTTTACCACTATACGGAAAATGATTGGTGAATAAATCCTGTTTATCCATGAAAATGAATCATTTGTTTTAGGTTATCAGACCTATTTAATCGAGTGTTTTTTGAGAAAAGGAGGACATTTTTTCACCAAAACTATAGACCTAAGTCTACACACGTGGTATAATGAAGACATAAGGAGGTGAAGAAATGCTGGACAACATGATAAAAGTCCTTCAAATTCTCTTCTATGTTGCATCAATCGCGTGGATTGCCCAACAATCACATGATGCAAAGAAGAATAATAAGAAGGACTGAGCAAATGGGGAGGCGAGTGGTCGCTCGCTCCCTAATATAATTATAACCAGTCTAGCATATAATATGAAGAGAAGACAAACATTCATTTTTTCCATGATTTTATTAAGCGCGGCAGCTATTGGACTGCGCGAATTATGGACAAGCACTTTCACGACAGTCATTATGGCCATTGTGTTGGGGGTGACCGTCCTAACGATTATAAAGGACATAAGGAGAAGGTAAACATGGAATATCATTTGAAAAGTCGCCAGGATGTTGAGGGCTTTATAAAAAATGAAGTCCTCGGCGCCCCAGAGGCTCAAGAAATTTTAAACGTGAATAAGCAGCGGCTGAGTAAGCTGATTAGTGATGGGCGGATTAAGCCGATTAAAAAAATTGGACAGGTTAACCTGCTTTTACGCACTGATGTTTTACAGCTGAAGCAGGAGCTTGAAGCCGGCAGGAAGAAATACCGGCCGTATCATGAGAGCAAAAAAATTAAATGAAATCAGCGCAAATCGTGATTATTTATTGTAATATAAGGTAAAATAAGATACTATAAGGAAACAATGAGTTGTATTTATCGATGAGCGCTATTATTAAGTTAGGAGGTGTATTTATATGCCCCGAGACATTCTCTTTATAGCCTCGGCAATTAAACATTTTTACGAGTTAGTATATGATGTAACAGAAGAAGAAAATGATTTAAGTGAAATGAAAATGCATAAACTTTTGTACTTTGCACAAAAACAACATTATGCAAATTTCGGTGAATGGCTTTTTAACGAAGATTTTGAAGGATGGGTTCATGGGCCTGTTAATCGAGAAGTCAGAAGATCATTTACACTTTTGCCTCCATTTAAGGATGAGTTAACGCCAGAAGAGGAGTATACCATTAGAGAAGTTGTTTACGATTATGGCAAATATTCTGCTGGGGTATTAAGAAACCTAAGTCATCAAGATCAAGCATATAAAAATTCGCGAAAAGGATTAAGTGAATTTGAAGCTGGCAATACACTTGTTCAAAAAAGTGACATGATATTCGACATCGAAACAAATGATTTTGATTCATTAAGTTGCGAGGTAGAATAATGGGGAATCCAGAAGAGAAAATCGGTAAGGTTTGTACATCCTTAGAAAAATATTTTGATGCCAGGGCGGGGAAAGTTAGAGTTAAACGCCGCCCTGTTTTGATTATAGGTCATGAAGATGATTATGAATCTCCTACAAACATAGACTTTGAGATTTTGCCTATTTCAACAATGAAAAAAATGAAGCCTCACGAGAAATATGACATTCCGTTAGAGGCTGACTTATATAAGAATGTAGGACTTAACGAAAAATCATACATAAGGGCTCATAAAACCACGTGGAATCACATAAAACATATGGGAATTGAAAAGCCAATTGGCGATTTAAAAGATGTAGATAATGAGATTTTTAGAAAAGCAGTACTTCTAAATGAAACATGGGTGACAAGTAGGACTAATAAAGAACTAAACCCAGAAGAAAATTCAGAGGATTAAAAAGTTCACATAACAGTGAGCTTTTTTATTTTGCCTCAATCCCAACAACATCCTCAAAATTAATGAGATTGGTGTCTCCTTTAGAATCCACGACATGGAAAGTTTTCTTCAGCTGGTTTATGTAATGGATATGCCCCTCTATTTGAATGATCTCCCCGGTGTCTGCTCCATTCAAAAACGGCAGCGGCTTAAATACAGAGAACTGTACCGGGGTATTATACTCCATTGCCTCACATATGACCCGTTCCATATCTTCTATTTGGGCCATGTCGAGCACTGGCCTTTTCACTCTATTGTGGTTGCTTTCTAACTCTCGAAGCAAACTGACATGCTCCGGCAGCATCATTGCTGTCCATTTAATCGTTCCTCGATCTCTCAAGTTGTCATCTTTCATGGTGTTCATCTCCTTTGAGATGATTATAAGGGAACATTTGTTCTGTTTTCAACAAGAAAAATAACCCATCCTTTCGAATGGGCTCATAATTTAATTTAAGAGTTGAGAAACATTTCTTGCACTGGTCACCATTTTTTCACCAGATCTTTTATAAGAGAATTTTGCTAAAGTTTCGTCTTCATCTATATAAGGTGCTTTCCAAAATACAGAAAGTTCGCTAACGCTTGTGTCTTCCTCAGCAAGACGAGCAGCCAAATCCTCACTATATAGTTCAATTATCTTTTTTGTTGTTGCTGGTGAATTTTTAAGATCAAATGATAAGTGAACTAGCGTAATGTATTGATCTTTTTTATCATGCCCCAAATTTTGATTGACTTCAATGTCTTCAATAGAAACGTTCTTTAAATGTTTATCGACCAAATCTTCAATTATATTTCTTGTATCGCTTGTCTCATTCTCAGTAGATGAATGATTTAATTCGGATTGATTATTTTTAGTAATTAACCCATATTCACTTTTGAAACTTAACTCACCAGCAACAAAATAAAGAGATACTTCTGCATCATTTTCTAAGCCGCCCTCTCCGTCGAAATCATAAAATTTTGATGAGGAATGACCAACTTTTTCTACAGATTTCGCTTTTCCACCAACAATTTTTTTGACTTCATCATAAGTCATTCCTTCTTTTATTTTTTTATACTCTTCTGGAGTAATGGTGGCAACCGGTTCATTTTTGTGCTTTAGAAAAAAATTATTAATTAGTGATATTGAAAGTAAAATAATAATACAAAAAAGAGCCAGCCGAAGTCCAGCTTTTCTTGTTTGAACTGGGATTAGCATTAATACACCTATAAGTGCTCCTATAAGCATAAAAGCAGCAAATATTGAAATAAATAAAGCCAT